TTTATGATTTGAAATTAAAATCTTATTTCTTCTATTAAATAGTATTTATAAAATTATTTAAACTTTTTAAGAAAAACTGTTGACAAAACTTTTAAATGTTTGCTATACTATGTATGTAATCAAAACAAGGAGGTAACAAAATGGAAAATGAAACAAAAAACATTGAGTTGAAGCATGTTTTTCGTTTTAAGAATGGAAATTTATGTATAGCGTTATTTGATAGAACAGAAAATGAAATTTCATTTTATGATGTTGACATTGATGAAATTGAAGATTTAAATCATAATTCTGTTTTACGTGTAATTTCAACTTTATTAGGATGTGATAATAATGATTAATGTTGATAATGCACCATCAGAAAAAGGACAAGCATATACTGAAATGTTACAACTATTCAATAAACTTATTCAATGGAATCCAGCTTATACTTTCGACAATGCAATTAACTTAGTATCAGCTTGCCAACAACTATTATTAAACTATAATAGTTCTGTTGTTCAATTCTTAAATGATGAACTAAACAACGAAACTAAACCAGAATCTATTTTATCTTACATTGCTGGTGATGACCCAATAGAACAATGGAATATGCACAAAGGATTTTATGAAACGTATAACGTTTACGTTTTTTAGAAAGGAGTGATATAATAATGAAACCTGATGATATTGTTACATTACGAATTAAAGGTTATATTCTTCACTATTTAGATGATAAAAATGAATATGTTGAAGAATTTATACCACTTCATGAGTATCATTTATCAAAAACACAAGCAAAAGACTTATTACCTAATTCACACAAACTTTTATCCACTACACGCACAACGAAAACAATTCAAGTTTATTACAATGATTTAATACAAATTTCAATTCCAGAAAGCAAATAATTTAAATAAGAGGAGAAATAAAAATGACAAACGTAAAAGATATTTTATCAAGACACCAAAACACATTAGTGAGATTTGAATTTGAGGAAAAAGAAAGAGAATTTATTAAACTATCAGAATTAGTAGAAAAATACGGTATGAAAAAAGAGTATATCGTTAGAGCATTATTCACAAACAAAGAATCAAAATTCGGTGAACAAGGTGTTATCGTCACTGACGACTATAATGTAAACTTACCGAACCACTTAACAGAGTTAATTAAAGAAATGAGAGCAGACGAGGACGTTGTTAACATTATCAATGCTGGTGAAGTGCAATTTACAATTTATGAATATGAAAACAAAAAAGGTCAAAAAGGTTACTCAATCAACTTTGGTCAAGTATCATTTTAATACAATTTAATAGGGGATATTTATCCCCTATTTTTATGAGGTGCTAAACAATGGAAAAAATATACACTGCAGTATTATTATACAATGTATCAATTAATGAAACATATGAACATGAAATTGAACAATTCGAAAAAATAAATAAAGTTAAGGTAATATATAGTTATTTTGACGCAAACTTTTACAAAAAAGGTGCATATAATCTTTGTGTAAAATACATTAAGGAGATATAAAAATGAATATTACAACAACATTAAACACAAAAAAATTAATTAATTATATTTTAGATAATAGAGATTGTTTTATGAATAAAATAACAAAATTTACATCACTAAGTGGAAAATGTGTTGTTTTTGTTAGATACGGTGAAATTTCTATTGAATACTATGATAGTGATACAAAATACAATAATGATTTATTTACTTTAGACATTGACGTTGATATTAATAAACATGTCTTTAATTGTCTTAAAGTTTATTATATAGAACATACAGAAGATATAAACATAATATATAAAAAAGGTGTATACATGGGGTGTACTATTGATGATGTATTATCATATTTTGAAAAACCATTAGAAAGTGATATTACTATTATATACCAAAACAAAGTTATATACGATAACGGGAAAGTGATAGACCATGAATAATATACTGGATATTATTATTGTTTTCCTTTTAGCATTTTTAATTACACTTGTAATACTTATGACAATGCATATACGTGTGTCATTTGGTGTTTTATTTACTACATTGATTATATTCTACATTATCTTTTTAGTGGTTATATATGGTTTATATGGAGGTCGTTAGCAATGGTTAGACATACGTCCGAAATGGATAAATGGAAAAAAGAAAGAGACGCAAGAAAAGAGCAGGAAAAAGAATTGTTTTTAAATGATTTTAGTACTGTTAATTTTAAATTTGATGATAAAGATTTACAAGAGGCGTACATAGACGCATGGAAACATTTCGCACATTTGCCCTATTTTCCAAAAGAAAGAAACGTGTCATATGCAAATGCTGTATCATTGGTAAGAGGTAAAAGACATGAACAATTAAACTATATACTTGAAATATATAACCGTAAAGATGAATCTAATAATAAAAACGCTAAAAAACATAAATATGCTTTATATGAATTACAAGCAAAAAATAATAATTCTTCTATGTATAAATATATAAAGGAAATTGACACTTTATACAAAGAAATTGGTAAATCAGATAGACCAGTGACTACTATTGATGATGAAGATGTGAGGTATAACTTTTTATATTATGCAACATTTGAAGACTAATTTTAATACTGTAAACGACATAATAAACTATTACAAGGAGCAAAAACATGGTGAAACAAAATCGTTTAGACATGGTAAGAGATTATCAAAATGCGGTCAATCATGTAAGGAAAAAAATACCAGAAAACTATAATCAAATAGAATTAGTTGATGAACTCATGAATGATGATATAGACTATTATATATCTATTTCAAACCGTTCTGACGGAAAATCGTTCAACTATGTTTCATTCTTTATTTATTTAGCTATTAAACTTGATATTAAATTTACTTTATTATCACGTCATTATACATTACGTGACGCTTATCGTGATTTTATTGAGGAAATCATAGACAAAAACCCACTATTCAAATCTAAGCGTGTCACATTCAGAAGCGCTAGGGACTATTTAGCTATTATTTATCAAGATAAAGAAATCGGTGTGATTACAGATTTGAATAGCGCTACTGATTTAAAATATCATTCTAACTTTTTAAAACACTACCCTATTATTATATATGATGAATTCTTAGCGCTTGAAGATGACTATTTAATTGATGAGTGGGATAAGTTAAAAACAATTTATGAATCAATCGACCGTAACCATGGTAATGTTGATTATATTGGTTTTCCTAAAATGTTTTTACTAGGTAATGCTGTCAACTTTTCAAGTCCTATATTATCCAATTTAAATATTTATAATTTATTACAAAAACATAAAATGAATACATCAAGACTTTACAAAAACATTTTTTTAGAAATGCGTCGAAACGATTACGTCAATGAAAAGCGTAATACACGTGCGTTTAATTCAAATGATGACGCTATGACAACTGGCGAGTTTGAATTTAACGAATATAATTTGGCAGATGATAATTTAAGAAATCATATTAACCAAAACGGTGATTTTTTCTATATTAAAACTGACGATAAATATATAAAAATTATGTATAATGTTGATACATTTAATGCTAACATCATTGTTATACCTTATACAAAACAATATGAGTTTTGTACTAAAATCAAAGATATAGACGACAATGTTATTTATCTAAGAGAAGATATGTTTTATAAAGAAAACATGGAACGTTATTATTACAATCCAAGCAATTTACATTTTGACAATGCATATTCGAAAAATTACGTGGTTGATAATGATAGATATTTATATTTAGACATGAATAAAATTATAAAATTTCATATAAAAAATGAAATGAAGAAAAACATCAACGAATTTGAAAGAAAAGAAAAAATATATGAAGATAACTATATAGAAAATACAAAGAAGTATTTAATGAAACAATACGGTTTATAAAAGGTGTGTAAGATTATGGGATTACTTGAGTGTATGAAATATCATAAAAATCAAAGCAAAATGATATTGTATTGGGATATTGAAACATTATCATACAATAAAATAAACGGACGTAATAAACCAACGCTATATAAAAACGTAACGTATTCTGTTGCGATTGGTTGGTTTAATGGTTACGAAATTGATGTTGAAGTATTCCCTAGTTTTGAAGCCTTTTATGATGATTTTTACAAGTATGTTAACCGTCGTGATACAATCACAAAATCAAAAACAGATATTATTATGATTGCACATAACTGTAATAAGTACGACAATCATTTTTTACTTAAAGACACTATGCGTTATTTTGATAATATCACACGTGAAAATATATATTTAAAATCTGCAGAAGAAAATGAACACACACTAAAAATGCAAGAGGCTACTATTTTAGCAAAAAATCAAAATGTGATTTTAGAAAAACGTGTTAAATCTTCAATCAATTTAGATTTAACGATGTTTTTAAATGGTTTTAAATTTAATATCATTGATAACTTTATGAAAACCAATACATCAATAGCAACATTAGGTAAGAAATTACTTGACGGAGGTTATTTAACAGAAAACCAACTTAAAACAGATTTTAATTATACAATTTTTGATAAAGATAATGATATGTCAGATAGTGAAGCCTATGACTATGCTGTTAAGTGTTATGATAATCTTACATCTGAACAATTAACTTACATTCATAATGACGTGATTATATTAGGTATGTGCCATATTCATTATAGTGACATTTTTCCAAATTTTGACTATAACAAATTAACATTCTCACTAAATATCATGGAATCCTATTTGAACAACGAAATGACACGTTTTCAATTACTCAACCAATATCAAGATATCAAGATATCTTACACACATTACCAATTCCATGATATGAATTTTTATGACTATATCAAATCGTTTTACCGTGGAGGTTTGAATATGTATAACACCAAATACATAAACAAACTCATTGATGAGCCTTGTTTTTCAATTGATATTAATTCTAGTTATCCTTATGTGATGTATCATGAGAAAATTCCGACATGGTTATACTTTTACGAACACTATTCAGAACCAACGTTAATCCCAACTTTTTTACATGATGACAATTATTTTTCATTATATAAGATTGATAAAGATGTATTTAACCGTGATATACTGACTAAAATCAAATCACGTGTATTACGTCAAATGATTGTAAAATACTATAATAATGATAACGATTACGTTAATATCAATACAAATACATTAAGAATGATTCAAGACATTACGGGTATTGATTGCACACATATACGTGTTAATTCGTTTGTTATATATGAATGTGAATACTTTCATGCACGTGATATTATTTTTCAAAATTATTTTATTAAAACACAAGGTAAGTTAAAAAATAAAATCAATATGACATCACCTTACGACTATCATATCACTGATGACATCAACGAACACCCATACTCAAATGAGGAGGTTATGTTGTCAAAAGTAGTACTCAATGGTTTATATGGCATACCTGCGTTACGTTCACATTTTAATTTATTTCGTTTAGATGAAAATAACGAAATGTATAACATCATAAACGGTTATAAAAACACAGAACGTAATATTTTATTTTCTACATTTGTAACATCACGTTCATTGTATAACTTATTAGTACCATTCCAATATTTAACAGAAAGTGAAATTGATGATAATTTCATTTATTGCGATACTGATAGTTTGTATATGAAATCCGTTGTAAAACCCTTATTGAACCCCAGTTTATTCGACCCTATATCATTAGGTAAATGGGATATTGAAAACGAACAGATAGATAAGATGTTTGTACTCAATCATAAAAAATATGCATATGTAACGAATGGTAAGATTAAAATAGCCTCTGCTGGTATACCGAAAAACGCCTTTGATACAAGCGTCGATTTTGAAACCTTTGTACGTGAACAATTCTTTGACGGTGCAATTATAGAAAACAATAAAAGTATTTACAATAATCAGGGTACGATATCAATTTACCCGTCAAAAACAGAAATTGTAAAAGGTAATGTATACGATGAATATTTTTCAGATAAGCTTAATATGAAACGTGAATTTATCTTAAAAGACGCTAGAGAAAAACTTGACCATAGTCAATTTGATGATATTCTTTATATTGAAAGTGACATTGGTTCATTTTCACTTAACGACTTATTTCCAGTTGAACGTTCAGTACATAATAAATCAAATTTAAATATATTAAAAATGCAACACGATGACATCAAAAAAGGCAACTGTTAAATAACAGTCGCCTTTTTCTTTTGAGATAACATGAAAAATGTGTACGAAAATTGATTATGTTTTGTATTTTATTTACTAGCATTACTAGCATGTGTTCATTATAACATATTTAATTAAGCAATACCACTAAAGAATACAATATTATCACCAGCATTTTCTGGTACACCATTAATGAGTGTATACAACACCACACGTGACGGCGCAACGTAAGGTGGTACATTATAGTTTGCAGTTAAGAATGAACCATCGTCAAATACAGCTACAACAACACCAGTGTGACCAATGCCATATGCTGTTGCTTGTAAGTAGGGTGGTTTACTTGAAAAACCATAACCGACAGTAGGGTTGTGCGTTGTTTTAGCACCTAACTTTTTATAAACATACCACACACGTTGACCGTTTGTTATTTGTCCGTCGTCGGTAGGTTGTCTTTTACCATGTAGTTGTGACATATACGCCCATGTTAATTCTGTACATTGTCCTGTATTACCAGTTTGAGGAAATATGTTACCTGGTTTGTATAAGTATTCTTTTTTGAATAAAGGTACACCAATTGCTTTTTTATATTTTTCTGGTAACTGTGCATACGTCCAGTTACCACCAATCACACGACCACTTTTTCCGTTTGGTTTGACTGATTTACCACTAATTGCTTTATGGTCTCCGTCATCATCAGTAGGGTTTGAACTACTACCCCCACTATCTACTTGCACACTATCAATCAGTTTTTTTAATGAATCGAGTAACCCAATCGTCATTTTAATATGATATGTGTTGTTGAATGTTTTTTGTAATGTAAAATAATCATTACTAAAAAATTTGTCACTACCTATACTGTGTACATCCCATTGTAATGCGTCTTGTACTTTTTTTAATAATTCTTGCATGGCTTGTTTTGCTAAAGCGAGCAGTGAACTACCACTGTCACCACTACTACCACTGTCAGACGAATCACTAGGTGAGCCACCTTTACCGTCTAATTTACCACCCCATGCTAAAATAGTATTTGCACCGTCTAAAAAAGGATTACCATAGTTTTGTACTTTATTATATGACGCTTTCAAACCTAGGGGATAATATGCCGCCCAAGTAGCCGCTGCTGTTAATGGAATATACGCACGTCCGATTGTACCTGCTTTCATATTTTTAGCAAAATCTGCATTACCTTTTCTTTGTACGTCTTGAGGTACAAAATGAACAATGTTACCTGCGTCATACCAAGACGGTTGTCCTGCTTGTTTTGATTGTGATACTAATTTTCTTGCAATGAATTTAGCGTCTGTTAAATAGTCACCTCGTGCAGATGTATGGTTCAACCAACCTAAACCAGCGCTATACCCTTCATTTTTTTCATATACAGCAAAAAGAGTAGGCGACACACCTATCTCTTTTACTGCTTTTAATACTTGTCTGATTTTACTTTCATTACCACCAAGCCATACATTAAAGCGTCCATACCCTTTTACTTTAGGGACTAACTGGTCTATCGTTAAACCGAAATCATCATTAATATACGAATGCGTAAATTTATCTATCTTCTCTTGGTCGTTCATTATTATCACTCTTTTCAGAATCGTTTTTAATTACTCTTAATTTATCTTTAATTTGTTCTGGCACTAACACGTCCATTTCTGCACAATTTTCTACGATAGATAAGCCTTCATTAGCGATATAATAGAAAATCGTAATCATGAGTAAGCCACCTTTTAATTGTAAAATCTGGTCAATGATGTTCGCTAAAATGATAATACAGAATATCAATAATTTTTTAGCAAAACCTTTCATTGATTTTTTAGACCATAGATTATTATTTTTAATTGCTTTAGCAAAACCAGTAACAACATCTACAATCATCAAAACAAATAAAAAATATAGTAACTTTAAATCACCTGCATATATGAACATGTGAAATGCTTCTGTGTCCGTAAATCTTAATTTTACCTCATTCATTTTATACACCTACTCTAAATTTATTGTTTAACGGGTTCTGTAACATTGGATTACCTGAACCGTCATTATGCCAAAATCTCACACCAGATTCCAAAATCGCTTTTAATTGTTCCATTAACATAGGGTCAATGTCACGTATTGTATACGTACCTGTACATTTTAAATAGTTGCATATAGTCATACTGTTAATTGGTTCAATAAATGTGTTATAGTCATTCACTTCAAAACCAAACAACATATAATATTTTTGTAAAAATGTAATTTCTTTAGGTGACGGTACACTAATCTTCATAGTTAAACCATTAATACTATTTGCGATTTGAAATGCGTTTCCCATTTCTGATTCAGTCACTGAGGGCGGTTGTAAGGCTAAATCTTTATATTCTGCTTGTTGTTGTTTGTAGAAATTATATTCTTCATTAAATTTACCAAATAAAGCCGTTGGACTTAAATTACTTGCCACACTTACAGCGTCATAAAAACGTGATTTTGGGTCACTACCATTTAATACATTATCTATACGACTTGTGATTAATTGACTTTCTGCATTACGCTGTCTATTGGCTTGTTGTGATTGCCCTAAAATTCCGTTATTAATTAATATAGGGACTTGCGCAAAACTATTAAATGTTATATTTGTATTTAAGAATGAACCTGTATCAATTAATATATCTTTATTTTTAGAAAGTATCGGTCTATCATTTTCAGCACTGTTATAATCTACTGGATAAACTCGCACTTCATTATGATAACCAATGATTGACTTTGTACGTAACTTAACACCTGTTTTTTGTGAAATCTTACCAGCGTCGAGTAACATCGTATTCCCGTTCCAATCGTAAAATTCAATCGTCATGTACTCATTACGTATCATATGTTTAAACTCGTCTTTTTTAGACAACATCATTTCTTGAAGCTTTGTGAAACTTAATGATAAATCGTTTAAACTCCATTCTTTTGATTTTCCACCTTGTTTTAACGTCTTTAATCCAGTAATTTTTTCACTTGTTTTAACGTCCTCTAAATCTTTTGTATTAATAAAGTCTTTAGGTAACATTTGAACCTTTTGAAAGTTTTGTGTAATCCATGGATATGCACTCATTTTATCCATAAAGTTAATAAAGTCACCATATTCCATAACGTATAAGTTGACTGGTGATGTGATATTGTCATATATCGTACCCTTAGACGTATCTAAGTTTGGCTCTTTTTTCGTACCAAATTTCTTTGATAAATCAGCGCTTGACTGGAATAACACTAAATTTTCCAAATACTGTTGCATTTGGTTATACACATAGTTTTTATTTGATACTTTTAACACATCATCATTGTTACGTAACATTGGTAACATATAGTTATACGTGCGTTTTGATAAGTGTTGACGTTCAATATTAACGTTTGAGAGTTGCTCTAATACATTACCTTGCGTGTACGTCATAATAGTATCAATCACAAAATATATTTTAACCACAACATCATTCACATATTCGATTTGATTTACAAACGCATAATAACGTCTGTCCTCAAAATCTGATAAAAACGTCATGTAGTTAATCCCTTGTGCGTCATGCCACTGCATATCAACATTGATTTCCATTCTATCACGTATAAAATTATACGGTTGTTTGGAATAGTCTAATGATTTAAAATGACGTCCATTTAAAAAATAATCATCACGCTCTTTATTACTATTAAAATGAATCGTATTTTGATAATCAGTAAACGGTGTGTTATAGAAAAATTTAAAATTTGTTAATTTTCTCATTTTTACCTCCATAAAAAATAGTCGTATAAATAATTTATACGACTATTATAACATTTTTATTCAATGATTTGTGTATCTATTGCAAAACGTTTATCACCATTTGTTAAGTCACTATCGCTATAATTTGATGTAACAAAATGTAATTCATTATTAAAGTTTAAATATAATCTTGTATTCATCATTTTATTATCAATCGCACATTGTGTGTAGTGATGTGTTGATTTTAAGTTTGCGTTAATCGTACCTAATTTAATATCACCGTTTTTCTTAATCCCTTTTAATACTCCTTTTAATTGTATCGTTTTAACACCATTAATTGTGACAATACGATATTGCGGTGCGGGATATCCACCATTGCTATCACTTGCAATAATACCACTTTCTAATGTTATATCTTGCCAACCTGTATCATTAAATTGTAATTTTGCACTGTTAATTTTTTGATCAAAATTTTGTTCAATTTCTGATTTAGATTGTGCAATTTTAGTATCTATATTTAAGTTATCCACTTTTGTTGATAAACCGCTTATACTTGATTCGTTTGTTGATGTTTTTTGTTTTAAATCACTAATATCATTATCATATTTAGATAAATCAATATGACCGTTTCCGTCAACAACTGGTCTATCTTTTAATTCTTGAATATCTTTTTCAATTTTTGATATTTTATCATTATTTGTTTTTAAAGTAGCGATTTCAGATTTAATTGAATTAATATCCTGTGTATACTCTTTTTGGTTAATACTGTTTAATTTTGTTTCTAACTCTTTTATCTTATCAAGGTTTGCATTTGCTTTGATGTCATTAATGGTTTGTTCTAAACTTTCAAGTTTCCCAGCACTTGAATTTTGTTTTAACTTATTAATATCCTCTTGTATTACTTGAATTGTTTTGTCGTTGTTTTGTTTAGATTTTAATAATTCGATTTGACTTTCAATGTCTTTTATTTTATCAATATTAAAACTTTTTTTAACTTCAGCTAATTCTCTTTTTAATGCGTCAATGTTTTCAGCGCCAGTATTTGCTTTAATTAAATTAATGTCATCTGTGTTACGTCCTACACTATCTTTAGTAGCGTTTAACGATTGTGTAAGTGTTTCATATTTATCATCATACTGTAACATTGATTTTTCAAATTCATTTAATTGTGTTTGATGTTGTTCTAAACTTTCATTTAATATGACATCTTTTTCTTTTAATGAATCAATCTCTTTTTTATTACTATCAATCATTGGTTGGAATTTTTTTATTTTCTCTAGAAATGTTGATATTTTTTCTTTGTTATCATTAATTGCAATATCATGATTTTCTATTTGACCACTGTATTTATTAATCAATGTTTTTAAATCATTATAAAATGTTAACTTATAATAACCAGTATCAGTACGGACATAAATATGTCCGTCTGATGTACTGATTAAGTCATTTTCTTCTGTTAAAAAATCTGCTAACCTGTCTATTGTTTCAACTTGTCTTAAACTTCTTACGATTCTATCAGCCATTGTTCACACCTCTTATTTGTATCGTTTCCAACTAAATTCAAAGAAAAAGCCTAAAATACCCATTATGAGAACACCCCCCACGGTACACCAACACTGTAACTATTACCTGTTTTACCATTCCATTGACGTACTGGTAAATAATAACGTGAACCTAACCAATTGTAGCCAATCCATACATACCCGTCTGATAAACAAACTTCGTCATATGGTGTATAACCATTTGGTTGGAACCAATAGCCATTAGGTGCAGATAATTTTGGACTGCCTACACGTGAAAGTATTGGTAAAAAACCACATGTAAATGTTGCGTTTTCATTTCTGTAATATGTGCCGTATTGGTTTTGTTTCCAATTTACAAATGTATTTACTTTTGATGTTTCTAATGCATTGCTGTTACTAGCAGAAAATTTAGGTCGAATAAAGTGTGTTACACCGTCATAATAATGTTTTCTGATTGTTGCTTTTTCCCACTTATCATATCCACCATTTAACCAGTTTTGTTCTAGACATGTATAATAATCTAAATTACCGTCTAACACCATTTGTATATGTCCATAAAATGAATTTGTATATACTGCTATATCACCTAATTGAGGTATAAAGCTTGGTGTATTTTTATACAACGTTGCTAAACCTTGAAAGTTATTATTAATAGCGTCTTTGGCGTTGCCCCACATGCGAACTTTACCGTCAGTAATGTAATAAACATAAGTAACTGCAATTGCCATACATTGATAACCTAATCCAGGGTCGATTTCAACCCCAACACCCTCATGATTATATAACCATTCTTTTGCTTGTTGTTGTGATTTCATTTATATCACTCCTATTTTTGATGTTTTGCTACCCAACCATATTCACGATGTTTCGTTTCAGCATTAACATTACTAAAGAATTCTTTATGCTCTTTAACGTTAGCCTCCAACGTTTGTCTTACTTCTCCAACAGCGTTACCACTTGAAACACGTAACCATGCACCCACTTTTTTAATTTCTTCTGGTGCGTCTCTAAACAATTCCATTTGGTTGCCAGTAATATAATATTCACCAGGTGTAGTAACGTAAGCTATCCAATTATTATATTGACTCGCTTCTAAATATTCTTGATATGGTGCGTCTGTTTTGATTGTAGTCCATAAACCATAATCCCATTTTAATTTAAATACGTCGAGTGTCATACCACGCACAATTTTAACCATTTTTCGACTAGTAGAAAAACGTGTTAATTCTTGTACTGTGCCTAATGTTTGTGTTGTAGGGTATACATTGATAAAACAACCAGCGTCTATAATTTTTTTACTACCATTCATTGGCATATTTTTAAGTTTGCTAGCTGTGCCACCGTCAATATAATAAAATCCTGGTTGTGTTAAGTCGTTTAAGTCGTCAATATGGTCTGGAATAGATAATGCACGTCCATCGTCTTTTGTTAATTTATAGTTTTGTGAACCTCTCGCACGTAATGCTTCAAAGTGTTCATACTCACCAAGTTGAAAGAACCCATATAAATTATTGAATCGTTTTCCACCACCGCCATTAGTCATAGCAAGTAATAACGATTTACGTTTTGTTTTTGGATTGGTATAAATACAAATACCCTCCGGCTCTTTAAAGTTATCACGTGGAAAATTAATACCGTCTTGATATGATAATTTAAACGGATAATCATAAATCTTTTGACCAGTGGTTAATGAATATTTACCAATTTGAACGTGTGAATTAACTGAACTGTTACCACTTAACCAGTATAAATCATCACCATCAACGGCAATCCCTTGCATCCATCGATTATCATTGTTTTCTGAATTATCAATCGTCATTTCTTTTTCTACATTATCAATGTGATTTTTTACGTCAGCTCTTGAACGTACCTGTATTGTCCCGTCACCGAATCTTAAAACGATTTTGTCATTTGCTTCATCAATTAACGGTGTAAACGTGTGTTTGTTTAAAAGTGACTGTGGTGTATAATCTGTTAACCCTTTAGCCTCTTCTAAATCTAAAATATAATTATCTTTATATGCGACTTGTAACAGTTTTGCTACACCGTCATGATGTAACCATATTTTCATTTCACCGTTAGATTGTCTTTCTAAACCTATTGTAGTACCGTGACCACCTTGTACAATACGCATACTAGAAATTAAGTCACCGCTAGGCGTTAATTTATTAATCCAAAAACCTTCTGGGTTTTGTGAATCTGATTGTGTAGAGTACATTTGATTCGTTTCTTTATCGATATTAATGGATTGGTTTACTGCGTTACGAATACCACCGAAGCCCATAACAAACTTTGGTTCAAGCTCATTTAATTCAAAACCATTAACTAAACGGTCAATGTCTTTAATTAGGTCTTTCACTTCTGCTTTAAAATCATTCATTTGTTTCATTTCTGCGACTTTAAATAATGCAAATGCAGATGTTAAACCAGCACTATATTTAGTAAACTCATCGTGAATGATTTTATCAATCGTACCGTCGTTTAACCAACCTCTAAATAAGTCTTTTGCTTGGTCTGGGAATGCTTTCATTAAATCGTCCCAGTTTTTGAAACGTTTTTTTAACTCACCGTCATAGTCCCAAATACGATATGCTAATACTTCAATGAGTTTTGATAATCTTGAAATATAATCATAATATGATTTTGAATTGGTATTATAATCTGCTCTATCATCGTAAAACGGTGTGTAACGTTCTCTATTTTTATATATTTCGTCTAAAAATGGACGAATGTCGTCAAAATATTTAAATTCGTTTTCATTATATGCCATAATTTTCCACCTTTACCAAATTTGTAAAAAACATTTTTTATCAAATTCATTTAAAATTTTCTTTCTTAAATCGTATACTTTATCAATATTATCAATTAAATACTGTTTTGAAAATTGTGTACCTTTCGCATTACCTTTTTGATTTTGATTACGTTTTGCGTTTTGATTACTTTCGTTACTTGATTTATTCACAGTTTTACCGTTATCAATTGTATTATTGTCTGCAAATTGTAACGTTGTTTTATCAACATCTATGTTAACCTCGCTTTGTGGTAATGACGCATAAGCATTTCTGTTCGCTGTCATACCAGTTGAATTGTCTAAAGATGTAGCATTTTGATTTGAGGTTTCATCTGTGTTGTTTGTTGTATCTTCATTATGTTCTGTAAAACCTTGTGATTGTAGATATTTTTCAACTTCGCTTGATGAATAAACCACATTCAAATAATCTTCATGTGTGATACATACAGTAATCACTTGCATGCCAAACGCTTCAACTGTTTGTCTGTTGATTTCTCTATCTAAAAAGTGTATTGTAAATGATTTTTTGAAAAGTAAGTCAGATAAGTCATCTTTAAGTTTAAAACCTTTAAACACTTTTTCATTAACGATGGCTAAAACGTCTTTGTCAAACTTCAACATTTTTTGCATGAATTGAAATTCATCATCATAAAACGTTAATTTATCATTATTTACAAATTCATTAAAACCTTTTTTAATTAATTCTGATTTAATAAAATCAAATAAAGTCATTGTATATCTAGCCATTGTATTCACTACTTTCATCATTAGACAATGTATCTATCATTGTGATTTCTGAAGTAACTTCATCGTCGTAATACGGTTTAATATCTAAACCATAACGTTTTGATAAGAATGTAATCGGTTCACGACCTTTTAAATAAATATTACTATTTGATGTGGTAAAACCTCGGTTACTTTTTGCTTCTTCGTCCGAAACACCGCTTTCCTTATCCACTGCTAGTGAATTAATACCCAAATAGTTACTTAATTCACTAATTTTATTTTGGTATTCTCTTTTCATCTCAGTTAGTGCTGGAATCACACTATTACTGGTTAAATCTATGATATCATCATCGGCGTTAAACATAGGTGACATTTTAACAAATGGTGCACCGTTATATATTTCCGATACAAGTTGATTAACTGACTCATCATTAATGTCTGATTTAAATATTTTGCTAAATTTTGCTTGCATAATTAATGAAAATCGAGATAAAACAACCTCAGATAATTCATCAGTATAATGTTCTATAATTTCTATATCACTATTATATTGAATTGGCTTATTTTGCATGACAACAAAGTTGCCACTCATACAGTTATCATATATTTTATGAATCTGTAAGCATTCATCTGGTATTAAATAGTCTGGAACAATGAAATAAATATCATCTTTTGTTAATCGTTTTTGAAATTGAAAATTGAAATTTGATGAAAAGTTTGGGGCTTGATTAAAATAAGTGTTGTTAACATAGCCCAAAATCATGATTTGTTCATTTCTTGCTTTACCAACAACAACATTAATGTTTTGCCTTAATGCAGATTCTAATTGAATAAAATCTATACCAACCGAATCTCGATTGGTATAGTTAATTAATAGTGGTAAAAATTCCAAATAACGATTAAACATAAGACGTTTAAATCTGTTGCGATGTTCTACAACACGTTTATTGATTTCTTTAGATAATTCAACCTGTACGCCTTTATTATGTTTAGTCATTTATAGCACCTCTATTATTCTGTTCTCGGTGTAACATCTTGGTCAGTAATTAAAATTTTATTAAAGAATGGACTAATGGCTTTAAATGAATAATAATGAATCCAGTGTGTGACTTCATCAAATTCACCATTATAGAATGGTTGTTTTAACATACCTTTTGTGTAACGTTTATATTTAATTGAATTAATATCCAAAATAAATGCGTATAAATCTGATTTTGGTTTAATTTCTTCAACGTTAGACTTAAATTCAGATAAATTTGAAACATCATAAGTGAATACTGAACCAACTGGAATTGTATCACCTTTATGAGTTTGATAATCACCGTAAGCACGTAAGAAATTAACTGATTCGTCACTTGATACGACAATATCTTTAGTAACTTTAAAAACTCCACCTAAATCATCAAAACTAATAACGTGGTCTGTAAAGTCAATCCCTGCTACTTGGAACGTGTTCGCAATCTTTGTATCTAAAAGATAAGATTTTAAGCTATCAGTCGTTAAAATAACAATATCTTTTAATTTTGAAACTGTTGTATATTGTCCAATAGCACCACCTGAAGCACGATGAACTTCATTATATTTAGCACTGTTGTTTTGTAAGTTAAGAATAGCTTCAAAAACTTTACTTGCTAAATCTTCTTTTGATGTTGCTTTACGTATATTTGATTCAGATAATTGATTCAATGAATAATCAACTAACATTGCACGCATTTCTTTTTCTTCTAATACGTTAATATCAGAAATTTTCTTTTTATAGACACCTAATGCATAATTAGTTGCGTCTGCTAATGTTTGGAAATTAAAGCGTGTATCATTGTTATTTAATGTGAATTTTTGTTTCTTCACAATACCACTACCATATAACTTAGTAGCCATACGTGGATAATTACGTTTTAGCATTAATTCTTCATTTTTAGATAAATCCATGTTAATAGGTACTGTATCCATAATTACATATTCTTCACTGTATTGACCTATAAAGTCCTGCTCTTTAGCTAACCAATTAAAACGATTACCTAATGCAATATCAATTAATAACGTTTCATTAATCTTAGGGAATAAAAATTTATTTACAAATGTTTCAAACATTGTATTAGAATTATCCCACTTATCGCCAAACGTCCATGATTTTGAATAAGTATGATTAAAGTCTTGTAATGCAGATTTAGCTGACTTTGCAACTAATAGTGCTGTTTCGTTTTTTGTACTCTTTTCTGCCATGATTTATTATTCCTCCTCTACATCGCCAGTAAATGATTGTTTTGAAAGTGAATGAATTTGTACACCATAACTATCTTCACTTTTGTTTGTATCAATTGACATATTTTCATTTAATTCTGTTCGTTTATTTAATCTTGAATCTTCATATGATGTGCCCATCATAGAACGCATATTGTTACCCTCATACATATTTAAATTCCTCCTAATCTAAATCTAACTTATCCACTAATTCTTCATCTGAATATTCTTTGTTGTTGTCATCTGCTTCAGTAACATCTGGTTGTGGTTGTGGTTGTGGTTGTGGTTGTGGTTGTTGCATTTGTGATGTTTCAAAATTAGTAAATCGTTGTTCTAATGAAGCGATACGTTGTTCTAAAACAACAGGGTCTAATTTTGCACTATCTTCATCAGTAATAGTAGGTTCTAATTTGTTTTCATTTTCTTCTTCAATTGTTTCTACTGATTTATCTTCAGTAGATTCTTCAGTTGATTCTTCAGTTGATTCTTCAGTTGATTCTGAAGATTCTTCAGTTGATTCTGAAGATTCTTCAGTTGATTCTGAAGATTCTTCTTTGTCGTCTGGTTTAATAATTTCTTCAAATTCAGTCATTAATACACACCTCCAATTATTTTATATCTAATTATATCATAGAATATTTAAATAAGTAAATTAAATTTATTTTAAGTTCAAATCATAACTTTGAATAAAAGTCAATAGATACATAAATTTTGTATTTGATGAATATGTTATAGGTTAGATAAGTTTGTAAAGTTGGTGAACAGTATTTATAAGTTTAGTAAAGAAATGATAAGTGAATTTATAAGTTTTGATTTGTATAATCGTTTATTTTAAACGGTGGGGTGGTGTAAATTTATACTAACTTTTTCCCTATTATA